ATGACCGAGAAAATCCAAAAAGCCATTGATAAGATCGACCAGGAGGCTGAGAAGATGGGCAGCGCCACAGTGCGCCTGCTGTGTTCCCACATTATTGACCACAACCTGGTGAATGACGAAAATGCGGATAAGGTGTTGGCTGAGGGCAAGAGTCTGAAAGGCTGCTGGGATCACATCACAAGCAACGCACGAAAACAAGCAGAAGGCAACTGCACAGCCGTGCCAGACGACACCGTATACGAATGGGCAGCGGGCTATTACGGCTTTACTGCCGAAGAGACCAAGGCGGAGATCATCGACCTGCTGGATCTGCTGTGAGGTGTCGATATGGGAAAGAAACTGAACACGCTTACGCAGGAACAGGCTCGGAAGATTTGGAACGGCCGCCCGAAACTGCCGGAGAAAAAGATCAAGAAGTTTGCCCACGAAGAGGTATTCGTCAATGAGCAATACTTTTTCAAGTACAAAGAATGCGATCACAGGTATGGCTATTGTACCGCTTGCGGCAAGGATGTGCAGATCGATATTGAGAACATGCGACTATGGACGGACAAGCACGCAGCCTGCCGCTCTGCACGGCATAACGACACCGTATGCTGCCCGGTCTGCGGGCACGAAGTTCAAGTCAAAGACGCCGGGCGTGGCCGTAGTCAGTTGATAAACACGGCAGTGGTGGCGGTAACACAGCGAACACGGAACGGCGGTATATTGCTTTCTTTCGTTCGAGTGTATGAGGATTATACGCGCAACTATAAAGCCGCGCCGGAAAGGGGCACACTGCTGTACGCTGCATACTTCAATCTCGGCCAGCACTTTGTAGCCGAACAAACATACGGTGGAGGGCTGTACATAAGCATAAAGCAAAAGCCAACACTCCGACTGCCATGCACGGTGGAGCCGGTTAAGCTGGATCACAACAGCTGGAAATGTACAGAGGGAGAGGGAGCAAAGCTGCTTGGCTTTGAAGAGGCGCTGGAGAGGAGCAATCTGCGCTATCTTCCATGGGAAGCATACCACGAGTGTGCCCAGCAGCTTTATCGAAGCACAATAACAAACTATCCTGTTAACCTGCTTGGGTTACTTTATCAATACAGCCGGTACCCGGTGCTTACAGAGCGTCTAATAAAAGAGGGCAACGGTGACCTGGTAGCCGAACAAGTGGAGTGGGACTGCACAACCGGTATGGACTACAAGCAAGTGGTGCCATACAAGGCCATGCGACTAACCAAGCAGGAGTACCGCAAATTAAAAACGCAAGACAACATTTGCTGTTCAACACTCAAAGCAACCAAGGCATTGAAAAAATACGGCTGCAAAATGACAGATAAAAATATTCTCTTTTTTCTTGCTTTCCAATACACATGGAGTCAGCGAAAATGCTACAAGGCGCTTGATGTTTTGCGGCAGCACCTATCTCCGCAAAAGGCAATAAACTGGGTAAACCGGCAGGCAGCGGGAGGATATGGAACGCCAACAAATGTGCTGTCAGATTACAGCGACTATCTGGATCAGTGCAGGCGGTTGGGCCTGGATGTTAACCGTAAAGAGGTAGCCGTACCGCAGAACCTGCGAGATCTGCACCGGCAGTATTCCGAAGAATTGACTCACCGAGCCAACGAAAAGAAAGCAAAAGAGCAAGCCGAGCGGGCAAAGAAGTTAGCTAAGGATCTGCCAAAGCTGAAACGAAAATATACATACGCCAGCAGCGGACTGTTCATTCGGCCGGCCGAGGGGCCGGGGCGGTCATTGTTGCATTTTTCGGCGTGATCGGCTTTGGTCCGAACTTTAAGAAATGAGCGGAATAAAAAGCAGGAGGAAAAATGACGAACAACGAAAAGAAGGAATGGCTGCAACGCTATCGGGAGTGCTGGGCGGAGGTTGAGATTACACAACAGGAGATCGAAGAACTGAACAGCCGGGCGCAAAAGATCACGGCTTCCCTCTCTCCCACGCCGGGAGGCGGGCAGCGGGCAGATTTTACCTTGACGGTAGATCGCATTATAGAACTGAAAGAGAAGCTGGACCAACAAGTCCGGCTTGCTCTGTTGCAGCGGGCAGAAATTGAGACTGCTATTGAGCAGGTACGCAGCCCATTGCACCGGCGTGTGTTGCGTCGGCGGTATTTGAACGGTGACACTTTTGAGAAGATTGCCGTAGACGAAGATATTACATACAATCACCTGGTCTCTCGCATTCACCCGCAGTCCCTGGATATGCTGGAATGTGAAAAATAAAAAACCACTATGCAATGCATGTTGATGTTATAGTATGCAGGTTGCCGTCTGTGTTATAGTATAAACTGCCAAACAGATTGAAAGAGCGCTCCAAACGGTGCGCTCTTTGGCTTTTGCTTTTGTGCTTTTCCTTTCTTAAATGCGGTTACTACGAGGCCCATTTTCAGATGTGCTATAATTATGGTGAGCAGAAAGGGGGGAAAACAAATACATGTGTAAACGCTCTAAAAAACCTTTAGGCAAGCAGCAGAAGAAGAAACGGAAAAATCGTAAAGTTCGAGAGTATGAAAAGATCAAGATGGAACTGACTAACCTTTCTCCGGCGGAACGCCGACGCGAACGCATTTTAGCAGAGGCCGAAGAGAAAACCGCGATAAACACTACTCCTTTGACGATTTCTGTAATATCGATGATATTTTCGTGGTTTGCAGTCTTTCAAAGTAAGATTTACGAAATCCTCAAAGATTGGTTTCAAACATTGCTCGAAGAATATTCAAATCATGCTGAAATAATTCAAAAGATACAACAGAAGATGAGTGACATTCAGAATAGTCATATTGAGATATTCGGCGTGGTTGTAGTTGCTTCAGCAATAGCAATAACAATTATACGGGTTCATCAGTTGCGTCTCGAGAAAGCAGCCCGCAAAAATAGAATTCGGCTCGAAATACTGGATGAATTTTTCCCAAATAGCAGACAGAAAAAATAACAGCATATAATCCGCAATTATTACAAAGGAGGTGAGCAGCGTGGGTAAAGAGACCTTAACACCTAAACAAAGGCTGTTCTGTTATGAATATGTGCTCGACCATAACGGGAAACGGTCTTACCAGGCTGCTTACCCGAATTGTAAGGCACCCGGGAGCGCAGAAAGCCAAGCAAGCCGATTGCTAAGAAATGATAAGGTAAAAAAATTTATCGCTGAGCTGGAAAAGCGAAAGCTGGACAAGTTGGATTTCACCGCAACGGATGTGCTGAACGCACTGTGCTCCATCGGGTTTGCAGAGACGGCAAAGCCGCCGAATACCTCTGATCGGGTGAAAGCCCTGGCAGAGCTTCTGCGTCACTTTGAATTGGCCCGAGGGCATGAAGATGAGCAGACGGACGATGGCTTTCTGGAGGCCTTGGAGCAGAAAGCGGGTGAACAGGCATGGGAAGAATAAGCACCTTTCATTTTCAGCCATTCTCCGCCAAGCAGCTCCAGGTGCTCACCTGGTGGTGCAAAACATCACCTGTGAGCGACAAAAACGGAATAATTGCAGACGGCGCTATACGATCCGGTAAGACGGTGAGTATGGCGCTTAGCTATATTCTGTGGGCTATGAGTACCTACAGCGGCATGAATTTTGCCATGTGCGGTAAGACGATCAGCTCCTTTCGCCGGAATGTGCTTTCTTTTCTGCCTGCAATGCTGCAAAGTCGCGGGTATCAGGTAAAATACAGCCGTAGCGACAATGTGCTTGTGGTGACGCGGGGTGGTACGGAAAACGCATTTTACATTTTCGGGGGCAAGGACGAAAGCAGCCAGGATCTGATCCAGGGTATGACTTTGGCCGGTGTGTTCTTTGACGAGGTGGCTTTAATGCCCCAGTCCTTTGTACAGCAGGCCACCGCCCGGTGCTCTGTCAGTGGTGCAAAATTCTGGTTCAACTGCAACCCGGATAACCCACATCACTGGTTTTATGAAGAATGGATCCTGCCGGAGAAGCGGCAAGAAAAGCGAATACTCTACCTCCACTTTACGATGGACGATAATTTGTCCTTGACAGAGGAGGTTAAAGCCCGGTACAGAACGATGTATGCGGGCGTTTTTTATGCCCGGTACATTCTGGGCGAATGGAAAGTGGCAGAGGGCCTGATCTACGATATGTTTGACGAAAGTCGGCACTGTATTCCGCTGCCGCCGGATAACGAACTGCAAGGTCCTGCCTATATCAGTGTGGACTACGGTACGCTAAACCCTACGGTGTTCCTGATGTGGCGCAAATACCACGGCAAATGGCTATGCACCAAGGAGTATTACTATTCCGGGCGAGAGAACCATAAACAAAGGACGGACGCAGAGTATGCGGACGAGATGATGGCCTTTATCGGCGATACGCCCTATACCTGCGTAGTGGTTGACCCTTCGGCGGCCTCTTTCATTACAGAGCTGCAAAGGCGGGGGCTAAAGGTGTTAAAGGCGGATAACGCGGTGCTGGATGGAATCCGTACCGTATGTACGCTATTGCAGCGGGCGGATCTGCTGTTTTGCAAGGACTGCACCCGCACCATTGCAGAGTTTTACGCCTACCGTTGGTATGACAAAGCGGCTCAGGCAGGCCGGGATGAGCCGGTCAAACAGGACGACCACGCTATGGACGCCATGCGCTATTTTGTAAGCACGGCGCTGGGGCGGATCGTAACAAGGAGGACTTGAATATGATACTTTACATGAACCGGCGGGATGTGCCGGAGGCGGAACAGGGCGTACTGTCGTCTGCCGTGATTGATTATGTGGTCGGTCGGGCACACGAATATGAGCGGCGCTGCCGTGCCCTCTATGGCCGATATATTGGCGTGCCGCAAATCCACCGAGGAGAGGACGAGAACGATGTGCGGGCCGAGGCTAACTATGCCAAGTACATTGTGGATATTATCCGTGGCTATTTCCTGAGCGAGCCGGTAAAGTACGACTGTAACGACAAGGACAAGAAAGACAGCCAGGCCAAGCTGTCCCTGGTGTCTACGGTGGAGGCCAAGCTGGATCGGCAAAGCGGCAACCTGATCCGGCATAACGCTGTGGACGAAAACAAAGACGGCCTGTGCGATCTGTGCGGCAAGGAAATTGACATTTCTGCCGTTATGGCTGCCTATCACAGTCAGAATATTGCTACGATAGATCAGCGGATTGGCAAGGCCATGGGCATATACGGTGAAAGCTGCGAGCTGCTATATGCCAGCACAGAGGAGCAACCACGCCCGCGATCCGCAGTGTATGCGCCGGATCAGATCGTGCTGGTGCAAGATGATACTGTAGAGCACAAGGATCTGTTTGCGCTGTGGTTTGAGCAGCGGGAACGCACAGATCGCAGCCGGTACTATGCGGTAACAGTCTATACGGCTACCCAGTATCAGCAGTACGAAAGCACCTCGCTGGATAAAGAAAACTATGTGTACAACCCGGTGGGTGCACCGGTGCCACACTTCTTTGATGAGGTGCCGGTGGTGTGTTATGAGAACAACGAGGAGAGACAAGGCGACTTTGAACAGGTGGCCAACCTGATAGACGCCCGCAATGAGCTGCTGTCTGATCGGCTTACAGATAAGCGTAAGTTTGTCAATTCCATCTTGGCAGCATTCGGCGCGGTTCTGCCCCAGGAAACCATGGAGGCAGCCAAGCGAGACCGGCTCATTGACGGCATTCCCCAGGACGCCCGGTTGGAATACATACAAAAGACCTTTGACGAAAACTCCATGAAGGTGCTGGACGATACCTTGGTATCGGACATTCACAAGATGACCCTAACCCCGGATATGACAGACCAGGCCTTTGCCGGTAATGCCAGCGGCGTGGCGTTAAAGCTCAAGCTGCTTGCCCTGCACCTGCTGGTAAAAAGCAAGATGAGCGCCATGGAGGCGGGGCTGAAAAAGCGCTGGACCTTATACAACAACTGGCTGGCCCATAACGGTATAGACCCGGTGTCCGTAGATGATGTGGATATGGTGTTTACTGTGGCGCTGCCCATTGATGAGGCGCAGATTGTCTCTATGGTGTGCACCTTGAAGAATGCCGGGCTGGTGGACGATCAGACGCTGTTGTCCCTGCTATGGTTCGTTAAGGACCCGGCGGAAGCTGTGGAGAACATGAAACAGCAAAAGCAGGAGAACCAGCAGCAATATATGGACAGCTTTGCCGCCAAGGCGGAGGACAAAGCTGATGAAAAGGGACAGTCGGCAGATCAGGAACAGCAAGACAAAGAAAAGGACGTTTAACCTATGAAAGCAGCAGAGTATTGGAAAAGGCGAACGGTTGACCTGGAACACCTGCTGCAAGCGCGTACCACCGCCACCATGGTGGAGGTCAACCGTATGTATGCCCAGGGCGTGGAGCAGATCAATGCACAAATTGAGCGCATTCTCCGCCGGTATGTAAAGAATGGCCAAATCAGCCAAGCCTATGCCTTGCAGCTGCTCAGCGCAGGACAAACCGCACAGGAGCGGGAGCGGCTGCTGGAACAGCTGCAGAAGACCAAGGAGCCACAGGCACGGCGGGAGTTGATCGCTATGCTGGACGCACCGGCCTATGCGGACCGGATTAGCCGCCTGCAGGCGCTGCAAAACGCCATTCGGGCGGAAGCTGTTGCCATGGGTGTGCGAGAGGAGCGACTGGCCAAAGCCAGGCTGACGGATACATTCAAGCAAGCCTATTACCGCACTATATTTAACGACCAAAAGCGTAATGGTCTATATGACTTTCGCTTGATCAGTGACCGCCGTGTACAGGCCGCACTTACCCATAAGTGGAGCGGCAAAAACTATTCCGATCGTGTGTGGAAGAACAACACCGCCTTTTGCAAGCGCTTGCAGCGCACGATCGAGGTGGGTTGTATGACGGGTATGACCCTGCACGATATGGAGGAGCGGTTGCTGGAGGACTGCATAGGTGCAGACAGCGACAGCGGGCAACGCTATTGTGCCAGCCGCCTGATCCGTACAGAGGTCAATCACTTCTCCAATCAGGGCTTTTTAGAGGGCTATAAAGCAGCGGGCATTATCCGGTATCGGTTTATGGCTACTCTGGATTTGCGCACCTCCGCCGTGTGCCGTCAGCTGGACGGCAAGACCTTTTTGGTAGAGGATGCGCAGCCGGGCAAAAATGTGCCGCCTATGCACCCTTTCTGCCGCAGTATTACCGTGCCGGTGGTGAGTAACCGCCCCGGCACCCGCTGGGCCAGGGATCCGGTAACCGGCAAGTCCATGACCGTACCGGCAGATATGACCTACGCCCAGTGGTATGAGAAGTATGTGGAGAAGAGAGACCCGGGTTTGACAGAAGAGGAAGAATACGCAATCAACAGCTGGGTGTCCAGTGACTTTTACCCGATTAACGAGAAACTGCGGCAAGGTATAGAGTTGACAAACGAGGAGAAAAGGGCTATAACTAACTTAGACCGTGCACTTGAGAAATTCCCCAGGTATGCCGGATCGGTAAAACGCTCTTTGGTTATATCCGATCCAACGGAACTGCAAAGGTTTGTAAACACGCATACGGTCGGCAACACGGTTACTTACAACGAGTACATAGCTGCAACCTGCGGAAAGACCTATAACCCGGACGCAGAGGTGCAAATCTATATTCCGCAGTGTAAGAACGGACGAGATATTCGATCTTTTAATGCAGGTGAGCAAGAGATATTGTATGTGCGTGGTAGTAGCTTTGTTGTTGGTGAGTTGCTTCAAAACAACTCTGTTACAAAAATTATTCTGTATGAGAAATAGGGACTGAATTATGAAAAAAGAAAAGCTATTTACCGCTCCCAGATGGAATGATCCACCTGTAGCAAGAGTAACAGGGCACAGAGAAATCAGCGCAGAGGAAAGAAAAAGAGCGATACAAGATGTTATTGACAAATTTTACGATGGAAAGTGTCCAGAGGATTGGCTGGATGCGATAAAAAAATACCAATAACATGAAGAAAGCAGAGCTGCAATGCAGCCCTGCTCTTTTTATACCCATTTTCAGGCTATGCCTGTGGGAATATATCATTTAACGAACCGGCAGCGTACGGTTTGGGAAAGGAGTCAGCAATGACAAAACAGTATGCCGAGATGGAAAACAGCAGAGAACAGAGCCGGGTGTGCGCACGCCTGCCGCTGAACCTCCAGCTGTTTGCCGAAGACACCGGCGAAAATGGAGCAGACACCAACACAGAGGGGGCAGCGGGCGACACCGGCGCCAACTCCGATGGGGGCAACGACACTCCAACATTTGACGACCTGCTGAAAGACAAGAAATTCCAAAGCGAGTTTGACAGCCGGGTCAGCAAGGCGCTTGCCACGGCCAGAGCCAAGTGGGAGGAAAGCGCCAAGGAACAGGCGGACGAAGCAAAGAAGCTGTCCAACATGAACAAGGAGGAGCGGGAGCGGTACAACCTGGACAAGGACCGCCAAGCCTTTGAGCAGGAAAAAGCGGCCTTTGCCAAAAAGCAGCTGGAAACAGCTGTGGCGGCAGAGCTGCTCCAGCGCAAGCTGCCTGCGCAGTTTGCGGCATTCTTGACCGGGAGTGACGCGGAAGCCTCTCAAAAGAATTTGGAAGCCTTTGACACCGCATTTCAAGAGGCAGTACAGGCCGCAACCACGGCCAACCTGCGGGGCAAGAACCCGCCCCCGGCAGGTAAGGGCGCAGCGGGCGACAATGTACCGCCCACAGACTTCCACGCCTATGAAGCGTGGAGAAAAAACAACGGCTAAGGAGGAATAAGAAATGCCGAACACGATTTTAACCCCCAATGTCATTGCCAATGAGGCACTGATGGTACTGAAAAACAACTTGGTGATGGCCAACCTGGTGCACCGGGACTATGAAAAAGAATTTGTTAAGGTTGGCGATACGGTAACCGCACGCCGTCCCAGCAAGTTTGCGGCCAAGAACTTTACCGGCGCAGTGGATCCCCAGGAGCTGAACGAAGGCGGCGTGCCTGTAAAGATGGATCGTCTGCGTGATGTGACCGTACAGATCACCTCTAAGGAGATGAGCCTGGACCTGCGGGACTTCTCTGCACAGGTCATTGAACCGGCTATGACGGCCATTGCCAACGCAGTGGACGCGGATGTGCTGGCTACCGCCGTAGAGGGCGCATGCCGCACAGTGACCGCTTCCGGCGAGGACGCAGCAAAGCCCATCAAAGATATTGCCAAGGTGGGCAGCCTGCTGGACTTTGCCGGTGTGCCGGTACAGAACCGCCGCCTGGTGCTGAACCCCTCTCACAAGGTGCTCTATGCAACGGACGACAATATGTCCAAGGTATCCTATGCCGGCGATGGTACCGCCCTGCGTGAGGCAGAGCTGGGCAAGGTGTACACCATGGATACCTATATGAGCCAGAATGCACCGTATCCCTTTGGTTATTTGGATAATGCCGTAGGCACCGCCAAGTCCTTTAAGGTTAGCGGTACTGCAGGTGCCAGCACTGTGGCGCTGTCTTCCGTGACCGCAGCCTCTGCGACCGTGAAGAAGGGCGACTGCTTTATTGTGGACGGCTATGTGTATCACTTTGCAGCAGACGCAACGGCCTCCACCGGTGCGATCGCCAGCGTAGTCATTGACCAGCCGCTCCATGCCGCGCTGACCAACAAAGACGCTACGGTGATTTCTGCACCCACTTCCGTAGGGTTCCACCGCAACGGCGTGGCACTGGTGACCCGTCCTATGGATCTGCCGATGGGCAACAAGAACGCCTATGTGGCTTCTGCGGACGGTCTGGGTGTGCGTGTGGTCTTTGACTACGACAGCACCCACAAGATCGACACCGTGTCCTTTGATATTCTGTACGGCGTGACCACGCTGGACAAGAATATGATCGTCAAGGTGCAGGGCTAAGCCCAGGGAGGTACAAATGGAAAAGGTAACCGTTGTACAGGGCAAGACCCAAGTGGTCATTGATCGGAGTTGTCTGCCGGCTTATTTGAATGCCGGTTGGCAGCTGCAAGAAAAAGAGGATACAAAAAAGGGCGCCAAATAAGGCGCCTTTTCTTATGGGGGTGATATGTTTGACTGATGAGATGAAAAGCAAGGCTCTGCGGCTGCTGCGGGCCGCTGCCGGGCGTTACGACAAGATATGCGAGGCCTGGTACGCACACGCCGGTGAAGAGCTGGATTTGCAGCTGTTTTTGGATATGGCAGAGGACGATTGCCTGACCTATTTGGGCACGCAAGAGCTGCCGCCGGTGGTAACGGCCACCACACTGGCCAAACTGGCTTTTGTGCACCTGAACTGCTTTATACAGGATCGGGATTACGGTGTAAAGAGTACGTCCTATACAGAGGGCAGCGTATCTATGAGCGAGACCTATACCACCCCTGCGGAGCAGGAGACAGCCATTGCCGACCTGCTCCAGCCGTACAACAGATACAGGGAGGTGCGCACCGGTGAAAGCAAAAACGCCTAAGTCGTGGACTGTAAAATCACGGATTTTCTCCGCACAGACGATCAGAGACAGTGCTTACGACTTTGAGCAGAACACATACAGTGCTACACCTGCCATTTTGTATTTGTGCTGGCAGCCGGTATCTGCTTCTGCCCCTATTGAGGAGCGGGGGCGGGTGCTGTCTGCCGGGTATCAAGCCGTGTTGTATGACCCTGTGGGCGTGCGGCCCGGCGACCTGGTACAGGCGGATGGTATTGGCTGGCTGGAGGTGGAGACCGTGCAGCAGTTCCTGCATTATCGTTTGTTGACAGCGAATGCCACAGAGAGGAGAGCACCCGGTGGAAACGAACATTGAGATTGAAAAGCTGAGTGCCTATGCCAAGACGCTGCAACGCACCGCAGATCATCTGCTGGACAACTTGGAGCGGCAAATGCTGCAGGACGCAGAGGATATGGCCGGCCGTCAGCGCAGCAACTGCCCGGAGGACACCGGACTGCTGCGGGAGTCCATCGCCGCCTTTTGCGAGCGTGACGGTGATCAGGTGACCGCAGGCAGCCGTACCAATATGCAGTATGCGGCCTATGTGGAATTCGGAACCGGGCCTGTGGGTGACGAAAAGGGTACACCGCTGGACAGTGAGCTGGGTATTGTGCGCAAGCACGAGCCTTGGACTGCGTATATACCAGGTTACGGTTTTCGCAGACTAAAAGGTCGCTTGCCGGCGCTCTTTATGTATAACGGCATGCAGGAAATGCAGCCGGTGATTGCAGAGCATTATGGTACGGCTATACAGGAGGCGATCAAGTGAAAAACTACCGTGCAGTGATCCGGGATACCTTAAAATCCGTACAGTCGGACATTCCCTATGACATTAAGATGGCATTTCCGGAGAGCAAACCGGCAGGTAACCTGATCACATTTTATGAGATCACCAATACAGGCACGGAACTGGCGTGCGTAGATGTGATCGCCTATCAGGTGGATCTGTGGTTTATGACCTTGCCGGACCTGTTGGAATTGACGGAAAAGGTAGACGAGGCTTTGACCTCGCTGGGCCTGATCCGGCAATTTGCATCCTCGGACGCGCTTTTACACGACCCCAGCGGTTATTTGCGCAAATCATTGCGTTACGGTCGTCGGGTAGACACAAGAACCAATCGATTGATTGATTAAGGAGGATTTTATATGAACGAAACAAAGCCGGAACGCGGCCTTGCGTCCAAAGGCATTGAGGTATATCCCAACTATACCGGCCCCACAGCCAAGTGCCTGAACTACGCCACCCAAATCGGCGATCTGACCAAGGGCGAACGGGAAGAACTGGACGCCACTTGCTATGACGATGATGTGGAACACAGCATTACCGGTATTCGCAAGAAAGCAGACGCCTTTGAGGTGACTTTTCTGTACAACGCAAAGGACGCCACATCGGATTATCGGGTGCTGGCAGCTTTGGAGGACGCCGGTGTGTCCGTACCCATTATGGTTAAGCTGCCGGACGGCACCAAGTTTAACAACTCTGGTGTGCCCAGCCTGACGATTAAGGGACCGGGCGTAAACAGACTGATGGAGGCTACTGTCTCTTACAAGCTGGACGGCGACTGGAGCAGAGAGTTCCCCGCCGCGTAAATCGACTATTCGGGAGGCGGGCGACTGCCTCCCCGCTTTTTAGGAGGAAATGACAATGAACGAATCCCATATTGTAACCAGAACATACGATTTGCAGCTGAATGGCGGCAAGACTGTGCACCTGCGTTTGACTGTAGCTGCTCAGCTGCGACTGAAAAATAAATTCAACGAGGACGCCCTGGATGTGATCCTCAGCGCTTCCAGTGATCCGGAGCGGCTCCTGGCTGTACTGGATGAGGCCCTGCATTTTAACGATGATCCCAACGGCGATCTGACCGGTGAGGCGTTGTATGACGCGCTGGTGGACAGCGGCGTTAGCGGCGTGGACGCATTTTCAAGCATTCTCTTTCAGCTGGCCAATGTGTCCGGTCTACTGAGCGATACGCAGGCCGAGAAGCTCTCCGCCGGCATTGAAAAGATGGTCAACGCTGCGTTTGACGGCGTGGAGAAGTCCACAGAGAGTGAGGACAAGCCGTCCACTTCCTTTCGGGAGTAATTACTGCACAACGGAGGATATGATCCTGGAGGCCAACGCTTATGGCTTGTCGTTCTCCGTTATTCTCGCCATGACCTATGGAGAACTAAAGCGTTACATCCTGTTCCATCGTGATTTTGAGAAAAGGCAGTATCAAAACCTGTCACAAATCGCTTATATCCAAGCCGGGGTTATCGCCGCTGCGGTTGCCGGGGAGGATGTGGGCGCAGTGTATGACCTTTTCCCATATTGGACAAAGGATGATGTGCTGGATATTCAAGCGGCCAAAGCAATGGCCTACTTTGATCAGTTTTAACGATTGAAAAACAAGAAAAGGAGGTGATTTTGTGGATCAGGAATTGGTAACACGATTTACTGCGGATATTAGCCAGTACAAAAAGAGCATGGCCTCTCTCCAAGCCGAGCTGAAGCAGCTGTCCGGCGTGACGGATAAAATTAAGACGGTGACTGCCAAGGCAATGTCTTCCGCCTCTTCTGATACAAGGAAGATGGGAAAGCAGGTGGATACGCTTATTAAGAGCCAAGAGCGCAATGTGCAGGCCGCTATGAGTAGTGCTGCGAAAATATCCGAGTATACGGCAAAAGCCAGACAGCTGAAAGATCAGCTGCACAGTCAGGACGAAACATACAAGCAGTTGTCCAGCCGCTTAAAAGAGGTAACAGCCACTTACCGGGCACAGCAGGAGTTTTTGAAGTCCTATAAGAACGGCATCGCCGGTGTAAGCAGTCAGTATCAGGAGATGGTAGACTGGATCCACAAAATGGAAACAGCGTCGACCAGCGGCATGACGATCAATCAGATTGAACAGCAGCGGGCGGCTATCAATCGTATAAAGAACGATTTAGAAGTCTTTGACAGCGAGCTGAAAGAGGTTGGCCTGAATCCGAATAATTTAAAAACGGATACGCTGGACAAGCTGAAAAATGAAATCCGCAAAACCTCTTCGCAGATTCTCAAAGCGAAGAGTGCAATGGCACAGACCACGGGACAGATCAACAAAACCAATGCGGATATAGCAACGGAAAGCAACCGCTTTTCCAACTTGAAATCGTCCATATCCAGAAATGCTCCTGCGCTTAAGAGTATGAGCAAGCAGCTCAAGCAAACCGGTGATGTTTCCGCAGCAGGGAAACTGAAAAAGGGCTTCTCCGGGTTAAAGGGCATATTTGGAAATATCGGATCTGCAGCGGGCGCCGCTTTCGGCAAGGTGCATAGTCACCTGAAAAATATGCGTGCTTCTTCCGGTACGGCCAGCAAGTCCCTGTTGAATGTGGTCAAGTCTATCCGCCGTATAGGTGTGGTATCGTTGGGGCTGAAAGTGTGTAAAAACATTTTCGGCGAGCTGCGCTCGGTGATCACCGGATATTTAAGTCAGAACGAGGCTCTGAATAACCGTGTAGAAGCCTTGAAAAATGCTTTTGCAAATGCTTTGGCACCGGCCATCAATGTGGTTGTGGGGCTGTTTGAAAAGCTCATGCCCTATGCCATGAGTGTTGCCAATGCCATTAGTGGGTTGCTTTCATCTGTGGGGATCGCTTCGCAGGTAAATGCCACGGCCACCGCTGTGGGCAAGACCACAAAAGAGACGAAAAAGCTGTCTCAAGCGCAGAAAGAACTGTACGGATTTGACCAAATCACTAAGGTTAGTGATGATCAGCAAGACAGTAGTTCGTCCGGTGCGTCTACAGCCAATACGCCGGCAGCGTCCGACAAGTTCTCCGCTTATTTGGAGAAAATCAAGAACCTGTGGAAAAGCTGCGACTTTGAGGGAATCGGCGAACAAATCGCCGGTTCTTGTAATAAGATTATTAGCAAGATCAATGCACTGGACTGGAAAGGCATACAGGACAAAGTCAACGGCGCTGTCAGCGGTATTGCCAAGAGCCTAAACGGCTTCATCCGTGACTTCGACTGGGAGGGTGCCGGACAAATTGTTGGTAACGGTGTGAACACCGTCTTTGGTGCACTGGACACCTTCCTGACCACATTCGATTTTGCAGCTCTTGGCGCAGGCTTTGCTAAAAACCTGAACGGTATATTCAACACCATTGACTGGGGACAGGTGGCAAAGACTCTGTCCGATGCAATCAGCGGTGTATTCAAGGCCATTGCAGGCTTTCTGGAAAATTTGGACTGGCGAGGGCTGGCTACGGCGCTGGAAAACTTCATAGGCGGTATTGATTTTGGTGGAATGGCAAGCGCTCTGTTTGAATCGCTTGGTGCAGCTTTAGGCGGCCTGTGTGCATTCCTGGGACAGCTTATCTCTGACGCTGTGTCCGGTATACAGTCCTATTTTGGCGACAAGATCAAAGAAGCCGGCGGCAATGTGGCCCAGGGCATTTGGGACGGCATCATTGACGGCATTGGAGATGCATGGAAGTGGGTTAAGGAACACATTTTCCAACCGTTTATCAATGGTTTCCAAAAAGCGTTTGAGATCAAATCGCCGTCTAAGGTTATGAAAAAGCAGGGCGGCTTTATTTCCCAAGGTCTGTTTGACGGTATCGGCGATCTGTGGAAAAAGGTCAGCCAAAAATTCAAAGGATTTAAGGACGGCGTTGTTAATTTCTTTACCGGGAAAAATGGCGTTGTATCAAAAGTCACCGGCCTTGGCGGTAAGATCGTGACCGGCTTAAAGAACGGCCTGAAGAATTTGAAAGCCACCTTTACCAATGCGTTCAAAGGCCCCTTAAACGGTGTGATCAAACTGGTCAACAACATGATCGACAAAATCAACGACAAGCTGAACATCAGCGTTGGCAGCACACTGTCTAATGTGCTTAGCGCCCTGGGCGTGAGCGTGACCAACGGCCAGTACCAGTTGTTCTCTATACCCACTATCCCAGAGCTGGAAAAGGGCGGCGTGCTGAAAAAAGGCCAGGTCGGTCTGCTGGAAGGTAAAGGCGCCGAGGCTGTTGTGCCTTTGGAGCGAAACACCCAGTGGATCAGCAAGGTAGCCGCAATGATGGTGCAAATGCTGGGTAGCAGCGGGCAGGCGGTCAATGTAACGATCCCGGTATATGTGGGCGGTAAGCATTTAAGCACGGTGGTGCTGGACGATGTGAACCAAACAGAAAAGAAAGGCCGTGACCCGGTTGCGGCTACAGCGTAAGGAGGGACGGTATGCCACTATATATTGACGGCACAAAAATGCCAAACCCATCATTCAATGCCATATCCTGTTCAGATGAAAAGGTGTGGTCCTCTAACACAGGCCGCTCCAAGTCGGCTTATATGAACGGCAGTATCGTTCAGGTCAAAAAAACAAGGCAGTTGTCCTTTCCGCCATTGACCCGGGCGGAGTTGGACAAGCTAAACGGCGTGATCAACAATGCGAGTAAGCCCTGGCATTCTATTAAGCTGGAGGATACCTCCGGGAATACGGTGTTTTCTTTCAGCTGCTACTTTGGCACGCCCAGTTGGACGGCTTATTCCGGTGCCAGGGATTGCCGGTATTTCATCAACTACAAAGTAGACGCCATTGAGCGCTAAAGGAGTATTTTATGTACAAGACAAGCACTGATTTTAACCAGGCCATCAAAAACGGGGAACGGATCTATGTGAAGGTTAAATGTGGCAATTTCATTTTTGGCTACAACGATGAGACGGATCCTACAAGCCCAAATGAGCAAAATAACATTATGGAGCTGAATATTGACCGCAGTATCAGCCATGACGATTACGCGCTGGCAAAGTCCTACGCTTGTGGGTGTAACTGCGTTCTGTGGGCTGTGCCTGCCGGTGCCGTGCTTCGCGGGCAGAAAACCGTGGTGTACTTTGGCTGTATGGTCAACGGTGCAGTGGAGTGGGTGCCAATGGGCGTGTTTTATCCGGAAAAGGTCACTCGGTCCGGCGAATGTACCACTTTGGAAATGTACGACCACATGTATGATCTTTCTATGCCGTATTCTGCCGCCATCAGCGGTCAGCAGACCCCTTTGGCAATCTTAAAAGACCTGGCACGCCAGGGTAACTTTGAGTTGGCTGCCGGCGTGGAGAGCAAGGTCTCCGGCTTTGGCACGGTAGATGTTTCTTTGCTCTGCGGTACGGAAACAGACGAGGACGGCAAGCAGCAGGTCACTGCCTATAATGTGAATGATGCCATCGGTTATGTGGCTGGGTTCTGCGGCTGTGCTGCCGTCTTTGATCGAGAAGGCAAGTTGCGAGTAGATACTTTCGCCCAGGTATATGATGGTACGGCAGAATACGCGGTGACAGATGACACGGTCACAGAGGTTTCACTGGCAGAGACGGACAAAACCTACCTGGGGATCAGTTGCAACAATGGGAATAAGAATATTCTTGCACCAGATAGTCTGTCGGTCAACAGCGAGGTGCTGTATTTCGACAACCCACTGATCACCACCCAGGCCCAAGCGGAAAAAGTATTTAACGCTGTATCTGATATGATCTACATAGATGATGGCGACCAGGGTGAGACTGTATTTGACCTGGGCATACAGTACCGACCGGGAAGTATGACATTGCTCACGGCCAATCCGGCGTTGGATAGTTTCGATGTGATCACTTACCGGGACGATACCGGCGATCACCATATCCCTTTGATGGGTGTGGAGTATGATTATGATGGCTCCGTCACTATGGAAGTGACCGCCCATGCCCGTTCAGAACAGGAGGGCAGCTCTGCCGGAAGCATTCTTTCCCGCATGATCTCTAAGGCTATGCAGCAGGTCACAGCGCCGTTGGCACAGCGCATTCAGGATGCTACGGATTCTATCACGAACGCAGTGGGCGGTTACGCTGCTTTGATCGACCGGGACGGCGATGGTGTGTCAGACGCGCTTTATATCGGAGAGTACCCGGCAGCGGAGGGCAAGACCAAAGGCCGCTGCCTGCTGCTGAATAAGAACGGCATGGCTGTTTCTACCACCGGACTGCAAGGCCCCTTTAAGGACTTTGCGGTGTACTACAACAAAAAAACCAACCAGTATTACCTGAATGCTACGGACATTTCAGCCGGTAGACTCTCCGGTATTGAGATCCTTGCGGATAAAGGCACGATCGCCGGGTGGAACATCACCGACCGAGAACTGTATGCGGATTTGGGTAGTTATCGTGCATACATTCAAAAGCCAACTACCAAAGGCTCTTGGGTGTTTTCTGCACAAAAAAAGAACAGCAACGGTTCATATACTGGTACATGGTATGTAACGATGGGCGGCGATATGGTATGCAATGGTTCGGTAGATGTAAGCGGGGCCCTATCGGTGGAAGGGAAAACCAAATTTGATGCCGATGTACAATTCTACAAAAAAATATATGATCTTGCCGGATATGAAATCATTAATGCTGCATCTGGTGGTAACAGCCTTGTAATTGGATACGGTCAGTATGAGCACGGAGCCAAAACATATTTAGAAGGCGGAGATATTTGCTTAAGAATGCAGCAGAATGGCAACTTGTGTATACAAGCGGGATCGAAAGATTCGGTTGAAACCAGATTTGTACTGTCTAAAGTGAGTTGGACGCTTAGCGGAAGCACTGCGTACCGTGATACGATTGAATCAAAAGGCGGGTTTGTGCTTAGTGCGAATGGTGGCGATAATGTTTTATACCTTGTCGGGAAGAGTATATGGATTGATAACGCCACGACAATCAGAGGCAAACTGACGGTACAAGACGATATTAGACTGAGTTTTAAATCTTCAAGCGGAACCATTCCACTGGTTGTAAACACAAGCGGCGTTATTACAACCGCAAACTCATCAAAACGATACAAAGAGAATATCAAACCGGTAGAAGACGCTGTGCTGGATCCAAACGGTCTTTACGATGTACAGGTGTGCCAGTACAATTACAAGCCAGAATACAAGGACAACGAATTGGTCAGCGGGACGCAGATCGGCGTTATTGCAGAGGATCTGGACAAGCATTACCCCAACGCAGTGATCTATGACAGTGAAGGGAGACCTGAAAGCTGGCAAGATCGTATCATGATACCGGCAATGCTTAAGTTGATCCAAGATCAAAAGAAGCAACTGGACGCTTTGCAGGCAGAAGTGGACGCGCTGAAAGCAAAATTGCAATAAACAGCAAAGCGGCTGCTCCGCACTGGAACAGCCGCTTTAGAGTTATTAGTCAATATATATTCTTGGAGTGGATTTATCGCCCTTTTTGAAATAGAAATGCCTGCCGCTTTCATCGACATATATTTCTTCTAACGGATCGTCTCGAGAAGAAGCTGTGTCCCAGTAATATCCATCGTCAGAAGGTATGGGATCAAAGTGCGCGTCAGCAGGACGCTTCGGCACCGTTGATTCGGTTGTTTCTCTTATTGCGGCTGGGGCTACTGTGCCATTCCTTTCGGTGCGATACACTACTTGCGGTTGCGTGGTAGTATGCTTCTTCTTTTTCTTCTTAGTGGTTGTGGGCTTTGTAGTTGTTGTGGTTGCGGTCGCCTCTGTGGCTGCCGGTTCTGTAGTGGTCTCTGTGGGCTGTGTAGTAACACCAGCCAGTGCACTGGATACAGCGTGATCTACCAGACTGGCTGTCTCCTGATCATGCACTCGATCATAGTGCACCCACACACCGATACCGACCCCCACCGCCACTACAACGGTCACAACAAGGATCCACACTTTGGCCTTAGACTTCATCTTCATCTCTCCTTTCACTCCCCACCATACCACACTTCCCCGCAGATTGCAAGAAAACAGGAGGTGATTCCCATGTAAAATACAAATTGCAGTCAACTGCAAACGGCGGCTTAGGCACGCTGTTTTTTTATGTCAAAAAGGAGGATTTTATGCAGACATTAAATATTAAGGTCACCCAGCAGGCGGTGATCTTACAAAACAAAGATCCGGTGACAGCTGAGAATATCAACCAAATCCGCTGTGTGGTAGAGCTGGACCCGGCATACGCCGATCTGGTCGTGCGGGTGTGCATGAACGGCCAGTTTGCCACTGTGGTGGATGGACAGTGTTTCGCCCCGCCGCTGCAAGAGGGAATGTGCCGCCTGGGCGTTTACGGCTATGCCGTGGATGGCGAGCAGTTGGTGCAGCGTATAAGCCCGGAGCCGTGCGTGTTTTATGTGCGCCCTGGTTCTTATGACCTGGCAGCTGTGGAGACGGACGCACCGGATCCAACGGAGTTGGAGTCTTATTACGCCAAGGTGCAGGCACTGCTCAAGGATATTGGTAAGGGTGTGAATGGCACCACTTATACGCCCAGCGTGTCCGCAGCGGGGGAGATCAGCTGGACCAATGACGGCGGGAAGGACAACCCGGAACCGGTGAACATTAAAGGCCCAAAGGGTGACACAGGTCCCCAGGGAGCTCCTGGTAAAGGTGGAGAGCGAGGACCGCAGGGCGAACCGGGAAAAGATGGTGCAGTGGGCCCACAGGGTGTTCCTGGCACGGACGGCAAAGACGGAGCGCCAGGCGCAGATGGTGCGCCCGGTAAAGATGGTACGGACGGTCGCGGTATCAATACCGCGTGGGTGAATGACAATGGAGAGCTGCAACTGGAGTATTCTGACGGCGAAGAGGATAACTTGGGTAATGTTAAGGGACCGCGTGGTGCAAAGGGCGTAAAGGGCGACACCGGTGCACAAGGACCTGCCGGTGCGGATGGCATTGGTATCACCGATGCACAAATCACAGAAGCCGGAGAGCTACAGATCACTTACACAGACGGTACGACTGTACTTCTGGGTGAGGTCGTAGGCCCCAAGGGCGATACAGGTGCCGCAGGCAAAGACGGCGTGAACGGTAATGATGGTGCCAAAGGCGACAAGGGAGATAAGGGGGATCCCGGTGAACCCGGCGCATCTGGTGTTGAAACCTGGGAGATCGTGTTCACAAAAACATTCGATGAAGACACCACGGCCAACCAGCAGTGGGACCTTGCCAATCCCTGCCGCAAGATCAGACTGCGCATGGCGGTGGCGGGCAGTGCTTCTAATTCAGCGGCCGGTGATACCACTGTGTATCTGAATTCCTACACCTCCAAGTGCTTCCTGCCGAATGTGTTCCGGTATGAGACGGACGCGGCGAAAGGCTCTCTTGCGGTGGCGGAAGTTGATATCACCGGCAACATGGTGCGCGTGCAAACGAATAAGACGAACATATCCAGTAACTTCAACGCGACCAATGTCCTGGCAGGGAACGCAATATGGAACGCAAGCGGGATCACCTTCAACATTATGAGAGATGTGGAAAACCATGGTGCGATCAAAGCCCTGTCGTTTCCAACGAACGGCAAGACGATTGGCAGCGGCACACAAGTTGAAATACTGGGGGTGGCAAAATGAGCATTGAAACAGAAAGCCGCATTGCGTTTTTAAAGTCCGAGTTGGCGGAGACGGATTACCTCTGTCTGAAGTACACGGACGGCGCTTTGTCTGAGGATGAATATGCGCCGATCCGCAAGCAGCGGGCAGCATACCGGGCAGAGATCAACGCCCTGCAAGGGGGTGAGACCGATGTATAGCGCATTCGTCACGGCCGCCCTGACCGCTGCCGTGTCAACGGTGGTGGGCAGCGCCGTGTCCGCTGTGATTGCTTCATTGATTGCAAGAAAAAAGAGCAAAAAAGCAATTGACGAAGTCACCACAGCCCGGTACATAGCCATCGAAAACGGCTTGCAGTCCATTTTGCGCGCCGAGATCATACGGCAGCACGACAAGCACACAGAGCGGGGCTACTGCCCCCTGTACGCCAAGGAAGCCATGGTCAAGGTGTATGACGCATACCACGCCCTGGGCGGCAATGGTATGATGACCAGATTTTATAATGAGATTATTGCGCTCCCGGAGGAGCCACAAAAGGAGGATTAACTATGAAAGTAAACGCAGGAACCATTGCGAGAACCGCTGTGCTGGCGGTATCGCTGCTGAATGTACTCTTGAATGCCTTTGGCAAGAACCCGCTTCCGTTCAGCGATGATGAAGTCTACACCACTGTGTCAACAGTGGTAGCCGTGGTGGCTTCCCTGGCCGCATGGTGGAAGAACAACAGCTTTACAAAAGCTGCTTTGAAAGCAGATGAGACGCTGGCGCTGGAACGGACGGAGACAGCAGAGAGCGAGGCTGTACACCATGAGTAAGCTGTATTACTGCCGGCAGACAACCGAAAAATGTAAAAGCATTCGCTATCCAAGTAAGCCCCATCCGTACAAGTATGGAACCTCCGGCTGCATTTACACCAGCGGCTGCGGGGTATGCGCAAGCCTTATGGTGCTCCATAACTTCGGCTTTACCGGCTTGGATACGGCAGCCTGGACACAGAAGTGCCTACTGATGGGCGCACGGTCCGCAGATGGCACCGATATGGACACGGTGGCAGTGTACCTGGAGAAGCATTACTCCATCGTAAGCAAGCGGGCAAAGACCGTTGCTGACCTGAAGAACCACCTGAAAGCCGGTGGCAAAGCTATAGTGTGCGTCAGTGGTGGCGGCAAACAGCTGTTCTCCAACGGCGGCCACTATGTGTATGTGGGCGGACTGGACAAGAGCGGTAACCTGATCGTGCTGGATCCCTACTGGTACGACGGTAAGTTTACCTTGACGACCAACCGCCGGAAGTACACAAAGGTCAAGAATGGCCGGGAGGTGTATGTGCAGCCTGCGGCGCTTGCCTCTGATTTGAGCGGCATTTGGCTGTTCACCAACGCCAAAGGCGGCAAGGCGGTGTATGCGGAAAGCGATGTCAACTACAAAAAGGCGGCGCCCAAGGCACCGACGGTTAAGCCGGGTACATACATCACCACCGCAGTGCGGGGAATTTACAAGGGCGCAGGTGCTGCTGCCGGACGCAAGAAGGTCAAGGATCTGACCACGGACGGCCGGCGACACGCAACCAGCAGCAAGTCGAAAGCAGACGCTATGTTCCGGGCAGACACCACCATCACCGTGCTGGAGACAAAGCTGCTCTCCACCGGCAACCTGTGGGCGCGCTGCCCCTCCGGCTGGCTGTGTGTATGGGAAAAGGATATTGACCGTAAATTCATCAAGTAAAGCAGAAAGCCCACCGAGTAATCGGTGGGCTTCTTTTGTTTTTTATCAAAAAATATGACAAAAAGATAAAAAAATTCATGTTTTTATTGAATTTCACATACTCTTATGATAGAATGCAACTGCAAATTAGTTGCAAAGAGGTGGGAAAGATTGAGCCAGTTTGAAAAGCTCTGGGAACGGTTTTTGTTAGTTCCAAGTGATTTTACCTATGAGGAATTAAGAAAAATCATGAAACATTACGGTTATAGTGAGAATAATAAAGGGAAAACATCTGGTTCTCGAGTAGGATTTATAAAGAGGGATGATGTAGAAAAAACGACAATATTTCTTCACAAACCTCATGGATCCGATGCGTATGTTAGAAAAGCTGCGATTAGAAGCATAATTGCTGCTATGGAAAGGAATGGTGATATTAAATGAGCAATGTTATTCAGTACAAAGGGTATTTTACGAATGTGGAATATAGCCAAGAAGACCAAATCCTTTTCGGCAAAATAGAGGGCATTCGTGATTTAGTCACATTTGAGTGCGAAAACGCAGGCGAGGTGGAACAAGCTTTCAAAGAGGCGGTGGACGATTATTTGGAATTTTGCGAAGAGGAGGGCAAAGATCCAAACAAAAGCTTTAGCGGCTCATTCAATGTAAGAGTAAGTCCGGAATTGCACAGGGATATATGGGCGGCAGCAACCAAACGCGATATGACATTAAATGCGTATGTGAATGAGGCATTGCGAGCCTCATTGAAAAAAACGACTGATCCAATGGTTGTTTTTCTTGTCCCATCAAGGCTGTCTCGGACAGAGCATGCTCCACAATTTTCCATTGATAAAGATGCCTATAAATCAGGCGAAGATGGATTTTCTTATGGCATAAATAGAAATCTAATTACGAGCGGAGGGGTAAATCAATGAACTATAATTTGAAATTGCAAGCATACAAAATAAGTCAAATTGCAGTTGATACTAAGTTGATTAAGGATGGAAAAGAAGAATTGGCAATAGAGTGCTTTGTTTCACCCAAATTCCCATTGAATGGGGATGATGATACTCTACTGCTGGCTTTTAATGCGTCTGTGTATGAAAAGGATAAGAAGGACGCTGAAAAAATCGTAAGCGCAACTGCGGAATTTATTTATGAATGTAATATGCATCCGGAGGATACAAAAGAGCTAAGAGATTATATTCTTGATCATTGCCTTGATGAAATACAGGACATAGCTTTCGAGCATATTAACAGGATTTTTGAAGCTATGAACTTTACTGGGCTAAAAATAGAGGCAAGTGAGTAAGTTGCAATTTTTACCAAGTTCAATGAAAAACGCTTGACAACACATCTTCCTTTGTAGTATAACAAAAAACAAAGGAGGAATGAAAAATGATTGTGGAAGATACCAAAGATTTGGTTGAAACTGCGGACTATGTGATCATCGAAGCTGTTTTAGTGGATGATGGATTGCGTTACAAACAACTTTCTGTTGGCATTAAAGCCAAAAATGGTGACATTATCCGCATAATTCCAATATCGACAATGCTGATGTAA